GAGTATTTCGGTATCATCGTCCATTGGGAAATCCTCAAAGCATTGCCACAAGACATTATTCATAATATCCGTGCGCAGCTGCTCCTGCGTTTTATTCGCCTCATGCTGGACAGAAATCACCACAGCTTTCACACGTTTGGGTTTACCATCTTCATATTCGACAGTAACCTGACACTTGCCGTCCGGTAGAATGCCTTTGATGAGTTTACCTTCGCGGCATTCATCAATGCGCTTGGCAATGCGATGCGAGAGTACTAGCGGCAAAGGCAAATACTCTCGCGTTTCCTTTGTTGCGTACCCGTATACTGTGCCTTGGTCACCTGCGCCGACAGATCCGTAAGGATCGCATATGCCGTTTCGCGCTTCAATTGCCGTATCCACACCGGCTGCGATATCCGCACTCTGTCGATGAACGAATACGAACACAGTAAACTTCCAAGGATTATACCCGACCTCGCGCAGGACATTTCGCACGATAAACCGAATATCCACTTTTTCGCTACAGGTGATTTCGCCCGCTACGATAATTTTGCCCTTAGTCGCCATAACCTCGCAAGCTACACGAGAAGCTCTGTCCTTTCTGAGACAAGCATCCAAGATATTGTCGGCAATCAGATCGCAGAGCTTATCCGGATGCCCTTTGCATACACTTTCTGCTGTTTTGTAAGTTGTCATTTCACATTCCTCCGTTTATTATAGTGCGCCCCGACGGGCATTGAGCAACTTTTCCATTGCATCGTCTTGAGGTGTTACACCGCGATATTCTGTTGTGCAGTTTTCCCGTACCACCTGATAAATCTGGAACCAGATGTTGTTGGCCTGCTTCATGAAATTTTGAGACATTGAAACATAGGGGGACGGAATAGCATTGCCGGTGGTGGGGTGCTTAGCAAGGAAGCCAAACTCGCTGATTGCCTGCTCGCACTGGATCCACCGTGCCACACTCTGAGCGTATTGTTCGATAAGCTGAGTAGTTACTAACTGTGCGCACCCTCGCTCCTTGAGCCATTGCCATGTATTGTTGAAAATTTCTGCCGCCAGTGTTGTGGAACCGTCTTTCTGTTTCGCGGTAAGATAGCCTCTTGGTTTTGGCATTGATTCTCCGGTAAGCTCCGTCATGTCTGTAAAGTCCATGATGGTCAACTTCCGATTACCGGGATTGCCATCTAAAATTTTGTCGGCGAGGGCTTTCTTTTTTTGCCCTGATCCGATTCTTGCGCCACCTCTGTTGGTGCCGTCTTTTGCCATACTCATCACACTCCTTCCCGATGGGGGATATTAGCCGTTTGAAACTGCGATTTCTCGCACGAAGCCCCACGCCGCTGTCCGCTTAAAAAGTTGTAGAGATTTTGATACCCCACTGGGGTCATCGGGCATGCCAGCGATCACCCATTTTCACGGTGATTCGGGCATGGCAGCTATGACACAGCGCCATGAGATTGTCCTCGACGTTGGTGCCACCACGAGAAAGCGGGAGGATGTGGTGGACCTCCTCTGCAGGCGTCAGTTTTCCTTGCTTCTGACACTCTTCGCAGAGTGGATGTGCTTTGATGTAGCGATCACGGATTCGTTTCCAGCTACGACCGTAGCGTTTGTTGGAAGCGGGGTCACGCTCATACTGGTTGTACTGTTTGTCCATGACCTTCTGATGTTCGGCACAGTATTGCTCACGCACAGCGAGCCGACCGCAGCCTGGATAGGCACAGGGACGCTTGGGTTTATACGGCATCGGTTCACCTCCTTGTGGGTAAAAAGAAAGCCCTCACGGAATTGCTCCCGCGAAGGCCTGTCTTTATTCTTTTGCCATTATAATACTATCATGAGAGGCTACTCTCATTCGCTCTCATTTACTCTCATGGACAGGATTGTGTCCACTACATTCAAAGCCTCGTCGTGCATTCGGTAGATGTGCTGGATACTATAATGCATTTCGACCGCGATCTTTTCCCATGAAAGAAAGCAAAGGTATCGCTTTTCCAAGAGCGTCTGCTGCTCGGCATCAGTTACCAGTCGGATCGTGTTCATGATTTCCTTTTTCAAATCTACCAACGCTTCAATGTCGCGCTTTAGTTCATTCTGTAAATCAATCATCTTGTACACAGCATCCGCCATTTTGGAGCCACCGTTATTAGGATTGCGAGGCATGCCTGTTAGGACAGAGGAGCAGCTTGTCGCCAGTTCGTTCAAGGACTCTATCTGCTGGAGCTTTGACTTGATACGCATGTCCAGATAACGCGCTTGAGAAAGGTATGTCTTAGTATTCATAGCAAGCTTTCTCCTTTCTCAGCTTGGAAATCAGCATTTCTGGGTTGATGCTTGTCAATGTGCTAAACCAGGCAGAACGGAAGAAGCGCTCGATACTGGCAAGCTCCCGCTTATCCTCATAAAGCCGGTAATCCTTGACTGCTTGCAGTACGATGGCGTTTGCCAGTTCTTCGTATGGATTCATAATCTGTACCTCCGATATTTTGTATTTCTCTCGGATTGGCACGGATTGTCGTAGATTGTCTCAGATGTGCAGATCGGCTTTCACCGCATCGATCAGCGCCGCCTGAGTGCTGTCCTTCTTGGACAATACCTTCAGAATCCGCTCGTCGATCGTGCCTTTGGTAACGATGTGCTGCACCACAACAGTTTCGGCACTTTGTCCTTGCCGCCAGAGTCGGGCGTTGGTCTGCTGATAAAGCTCCAGTGACCATGTCAGCCCGAACCAGACAATGCAGGAGCCGCCGTTTTGAAGATTTAACCCGTGACCGGCAGAAGCGGGATGGATAAGCGCTACAGGAAACTCACCGTCGTTCCAGCGCTTGATGCTCTCGGAACTGTCCAACTTGGAGAACGGAACATGTAGCTTATTCAGCCGCTCTGTTATTCGGACAAGGTCATGTTTGAACCAGTAAGCTACCAGAAGTGGCTTTCCGCCAGCGGCTTCAATAATGTCCTCCAGTGCGTCCAGTTTCCGGTCGTGAAGATTCACGGTACCGCCATCGTCGGTGTAGATTGCGCCGTTTGCCATTTGACAGAGCTTGCCAGTGAGAGCAGCTGCATTCGCAGCGGTGATCTCGCTGTCCTGAAGTTGCAGGACTAGGTCTTGCTTCAGGCCGTCATATCGTTTACGTTCCTCGTCGGATAGCCTGACGGTATATTCGCTGCTGACTAACTCTGGCATTTTCAAAAGGTCGGTGGAGCGCATGGAAATGGTGATGTCAGCTATCTTGTTATAGATGCGTTGTTCCGCTCCGGGCAGAGGTTTGTAGGTAAAGATGACCTGCCCATTGCGCTTGTCTGGCTGAAAGTATTCAAGCCGATAGTGGCTGATAAACCTTCCGAGCCGAGCGCCCATGTCCAACAGCCGAAATTCTGCCCATAAATCCATGAGACCGTTGCTGCTGGGAGTGCCGGTTAGCCCAATGATGCGCTTGACCTTTGGCCGCACCTTCATCAATGCCCGGAAGCGTTTTGCCTGATAGTTTTTGAAGGAGGACAGTTCATCGACCACCACGGTATCATAGTTAAAAGGCAGTTTGCTGTCCTCAATCAGCCACTGGATATTTTCTCGGTTGATGATATAGATGTCAGCAGGCTTCATGAGCGCTGCACGACGTTCCGCTTCGGTGCCGACAGCCACGGAGCAGATGAGGTTTTGTAGGTGATCCCACTTATCCGCTTCAGAAAGCCATGTGTCCCGTGCTACTCGCAATGGGGCGATGACCAGAATGCGATGCGCTTCGAAGCTGTCAAATAGCAGGTTGTTCAGCGCCGTCAGCGTGATGCTCGTCTTGCCAAGGCCCATATCCAAGAGAACGGCGGAGATCGGATGCTCCTCGATGTAACGGGTTGCGTAGGTCTGGTAGTTATGAGGTTCGTATTTCATAGAGAATCCCTCCAATCTGCTGTTCATCATCAAGGATATACACCTTGAAGCCGAGCCGCCGAAGCAGTCCGTGTCTCGCTATCTGTAATGGACGCGGCTTCTCTCCTGGGGCCTTTACTTCCACGAAGCCAATATGACCATCCGGTATAAGCACAATACGGTCAGGCATTCCATCGAAACCGGGAGAAGCAAACTTCAGGGCGATACCACCAGCGGATTTGACTGACTGAACCAGTTTTTTCTCTATTGCTTTTTCTCTCATATTCGTTCACTCCATCAGAGATTTTAATAGGTGGGGTAACCTCGACGCACGTCATATCTAAAACTTTTCTTAGAGCAATTTTTTTGTCCCTAAGAGACTTTTTGTATATGACCTTTATCGAGGTTACCCCATAGCCCTCTTAGGTCAGAAATTCCTCAAAATCTCCGTCGTCGGTTTTTATCCTCAGTCCGGCGAAGAAACGCTTGTTTTTCACCTTGATACGGCTATACCCGGCAGCCTCCAGAGCGGAATAGAAGTCTGTAGTACTACGGATATATTCGTTGGTATCAATGCAATAATTCCGATATGCCTGATAAAGCACACTGGAGCTCTCGCGGAAGCTGGCATCAAGCTCACATTTATCCTCAAGGAAATGGGCAAACCAGTCGTTTTGCGCCCGGTATTCCGCGATAGCTTTCTGCACACATTCCGGCACAGGGATTTTGTAGTCCAGCGCAATGACATTCTTGGCACCTTCGATAACCCAAGCCAATATGCTTTCACCGGCGTTCTGATAAAGATACTCACTATAGTTCTTGATGTCGCTGGTGCCATCAATCTTAGCGTCGAACGGGATCACGATTAGCCTACGCCAGATACCATCGTCCGAAGCACTGACCTTAGGCAGGTGATTTGTATAAAGCACCAGTGTGTGACAAGGTGTGAAGCTAAACGGGTCCTTATACTTTTTCTCGGCGAACACATCATCAGTAGAGCAGAGTTGTTTCACGATGGAGTCGTTGAGCCGAGCACCTTCCTGTAGTTCTGCAGCGATGAGCAGGCGCTTTCCCTTAACCTCCGCCATCTCCGGTTTGATGTTGCGACGGCAACCTACCGTTAAGGTATCAGCAGAGATGTTGCCGCTGTAGAGACCCAGCACACGGGAGATGGCGTTCCAGAAGGTAGATTTACCATTGCGTCCGCCGCCGTAAGCAATGATCAGAGCTTCTACATATACCTTGCCGATGGCAGCCAGCCCGCAGATCATCTGCACATAGTCTATAAGCTCCTGATTTCCACAGAAGATGAGGTTTAGGCTATCTTGCCAAAGTTGTGCGCCCTTATTGCCGGGCGATACTGAGGTCATTTTTGTGATAAAGTCCTCCGGAGAATGTTCCCGCGCTCCATCCATACCTTTTCGCAAGTCGTAAGTAGCGGCGGGTGTGCAGAGCAGGAAACAGTCTGCGTCAAGGTCGCGAGGCGAGATTTCCAGCATGGGCCGCGACTCCTTCAGCGTTGCAGTGATGTTCTTGGAGTCTCGGCGTCGAATAACGAATGACTGATATGCCTTCGCTGCAAGGAAAGCCTTATAAGCCTCAAGCTGAGCATTGTTCATCAAGCTTTCAGCTTTGCTTTTGGATGCGCCTTCGAGAATTGTCTGACCACCGTTTTCTGTCAGCAGCTTCATCGCTGTCAGTAGGTCTTTGGTGGCTTCCTCCAATTGTCGACGGGTCAGTTCGTGTGCGACTGCCTGTGCGCCAGGCTCACTTTCCTGCCAGTAGTGTTCGTTGTAACGGATAAAATGTGTTGCAGGTGAATATCGCAATTCGCCGGAGAAGTGCTTTGCCAGCACTTCGGCTTGGCCCACATCTGAGAAGTCACCGGGCTTATATGAAACGGGATCGTTATATGTCTCTGGCGGAATATATCCGTCCTGCTGCTGTACCTTTGCAAAGAAACGCTGTGCGCTGTGCCAGATAGTCGAAAGCTCAAAGTCCGGGAGAGGGGGATCGCATTTAGCAGCCTCCTCCATAAATGCCTGATACGCATCTTCACTGTCACCGTATTTCTTGATGACCCGACCAGCAAAGCGGGAGAGTGTAGCGTTGCGGCTGCCCTCCGGAATAACCTGACTGGCACTATACCCGCCAGCCATATTTAAATCGAAGTCGTCACCCGCCAAGAAGTCCGTTAGATTCATACAACCATCGTGAATTTCAACCTGAGGCGAATTTGTGCCAAAAAAGAATCGAGCAGCGTCCAGCGCTTTCGTGTCGAAATATGGAAAGATGGCGTTGACCAGCTTTTTCATGTCGCTGTAGCAGGTTGCGTCGGTGACATGATCAATGGGAAACAGCACATGGAACTTAGGTCGAGCAGGCTTTCCATTTTTCTCGCGCATATGTGATCGACTGTAGTGAACGGCAAACGCGACGCCGGGAAAAGCTGCTTCCACATCAGCAGGCCGCATCCATTCGTCAGGGTTCTCAGAGTGGTCATTGTCACAGTCCACCGGAAGGCAGTCGCTACCAATGAAGTTATCGCCGCTACGATAGTTGTTGCGGTATTCCGCGCAAACATAATCCCGACTGACCGCAGAAGAAAGCTCCGCTGCATCAGTTATCTCTGCTTTATGCGGATAGGAGCAGTTGCCGGGATTACTGATGAAGTCAGAATGGTATATGGTAAACATCTTGAACCTCCTTCAAATCTTCTGTGAAGTAGCGCAGGCGGTAGTTTTTCCACCTGGCTCTTTTGATCTCTGCCTGCATACCGGGAGAGATTACGCTGCCAAATACCCAAACTTCGGAGCATTTGCTCATCAGGGCATTTCCAAAGAATAATCCCAGTTCACGCTCTTGCGGGTTGGTGTCGTCCATAAACTGTGGAAAGAGCAGATGCGGTGCGATCGGTATAAAACCCCTGTCCACAGCAAACCTGCTGTAAACTCGCGCAGCCTTTACGTTTTTTTCAATGTCTCCCGCATAAGGAGAGCAGATATATACGATTGGCCGGAAAGCGCGGAGTGCGCGTTCCTCTTTCTCGATCAGCGACAGGGCTTCGTAGGCGGTTGGGTCGGGGTAACCCTCGCTATTGCGTTTATCTATACTCATTGGGAGCCTCCTTTCACGATGGGCTTCTTGTCCATCTCTAATATCCACTGGAAAAAAGGAAGCCCATCGTACAAAACATCCTTAATCTTTTTTATAGAAATCCGTCTCGTAGCCATCGGCCCGGAGCTGTAGGCCTTTAGCCCACGGTGGCGTCCTGCCCATCTGTTCACAGACAGAAGAAAGGGACATATGCGGGTCGGCTTCGATGACAATCTCGTCGTGAATATGCATGACAATGGAGCAGCGCCGAAGCGTCTGCATCGCATAACAGAGAATATCGCGGGCAGTCGCCTGTACAATGTTCTCCACGAACTTAGGCCCGTAGGAGTCCAATCGTTCCCATTTCTTCGTGTTACCAACACCTTCGTAGGTGATGCAGCTCCCGCCGAATTTGTTTTCACCGATACGCGGCTTCACATAGGCAAGCCGTCTGCCACTTGGCAGCGTGATAAATAGCATCCCACTTTGGCAAGTAAAGGTAATGCCGTGTGTCGAGTTGGTGTGCTTGTAACGAACTGCTTCCATAGCGGCCTTGTCCACATCCCACCAGAACTTCACGATGTGGGGATTCGACTGCCGCCATGCATCTACCAGCAAAGGGAGCTCTTCTTCGGCAAGTCCCATATCAAGAGCACTCATCGCCTTGAGCGCACCGACTGAGCCTCCATAGCCGAGCGCTAATTCCGCGATCTTGCCTTTTTGCCGCAGGTGACCATTAATACCATGCTTCTCGACCGGCACTTTGAACATCTGCGATGCAGAGGCACAGTAGATATCTCCGCCTTTAGCAAACACATCCTGACGCCATTGCTCATCGGCAAGCCACGCGATTACACGGGCTTCAATGGCGCTAAAGTCCGAAACGATGAACTTTGCATCAGTTCTTGGTACAAATGCGGTACGGATAAGTTGGGAAAGAGTGTCCGGTACATCTTCGTACAGCATTTTGAGAGCGTCAAAGTCGCCGCAGCGAACAAGGGAGCGGGCCTCAGCCAAATCCTCCAGATGATTCTGAGGCAGGTTTTGCATTTGGATAAGGCGACCTGCCCAGCGACCGGTACGGTTTGCCCCGTAAAACTGAAACATACCGCGAGCTCTGCCATCAGCGCAGACTGCGTTTTCCATTGCCTGATACTTTTTCACCGAGGACTTAGCGAGCTGCTGTCTGAGGCGAAGTACCTCCGCAAGCTCAGGCGGCGCGGATCTCAAGAGTTCCACGACTGCCTTTTTACCGAGGGTATCGGTTTCCATGCCGTTGTCCGAGAGCCACTGTTTCATCTGCTGCACGGAGTTTGGATTATCCAGCTCGGTCAGCTTCTTCATTGCCATAGTCAGCTCAGAACGGGAACGACCATCAATGTCGATGGCTTCCTTCACCAGCGTCATATCCAGAGCTACGCCTCGGTCGTTGATCTCCTGATCGAGGTGATACTCGTCCCAGACGCTGTCTGGCACAGGGAACTTAGAGAGCTTTGCCTGTATGGACATCTCGGCCTCAACATCACGGGCATTATATTTCTTGAATGCCAACCACTTATCAGGCGCATGATAAGGGAAATTTCGGGTGCGCTGGCCATTTGCTTTTGTCGGAGAGCAGGGCTGGCAGAAGAACTTGATGAGTTCCTTACCTTCGGTCAGTTTTTGCTTATCCAGATTGAGCACAGAGCCAACACCTTCCAGCGAAAGAGGCAAGGGGCATTACTTTATCAATGCCAACAGTATTACCGCTCCACAGATTGTAGATAAAAGAGTTAAACCCATTATGGATCGCAGTGAAGTGTACAGCGGTTGTTATGGCAGAGTTTCTCTTAACTTCTATGCATTCAACTCCAACGGCAACAAGGGTGTAGCTTGTGGTC